ATCCAAGTTATTCAATAGCACATCTTGACCATATAGAAGATTCTGGAGGTAATACGATTACATCTGTACCTGCAAATAATGGTGCTTCTGCAATACCCGTTACTTTAACTTTTGTATTTACAGTTCCAGATGGTTATACAAACGCGGGTGCAGAGTTAGAATGCGATAAGACGTTTTCACAGCCAACAACGGCAGCACCGTTAGTAAACCTAGAGTGTTCAGACGTTACTTTTAGTGGGTTTACAATTACAAGCCAAGGCAATTTAATATCTGGTAATGTTAGTTATTTAGGCACTTTAACTTCAACACCTACAAACGTAACCACAGAAGATGGCAGTTTTAAATATGATGTAGTTGCTAGTTCAACAACAAGAACCATTAGCGTTACTTTTAGGGTATTAAATACAGGTTGGTTAAACTATAATTCAAGTATTACCTGTACGCTTTCTTTAACACAACCACCAAGCCAGAACGCTTGTGATTTTGCAACAGGAGACTATGCAATATCAGACCAAAGTTTTAATGCTGCTAATTCATTTTGTGATAACAATGCTGTTTGGTCAATACTAAAACAAGTGAACGGCACACCATCCACAGGAAATACTGTTTGTTATTTGGGTAGTCCTTTTAACGGTGGTAGTAATTGGTTTGCATATAATACTTCACAAGTACAAAACGGAGCAGGAAACATAGGAACTTCATTTAGTATAATGCGTATTGATTCATCGGGTACAATACTAGCAACAAGCACAACAAACTGCCAAGGGGATGAAGGTGGAGATATACAATTTTAAAATAAAATAAAATGGCTTTAAAAAGTGTAACAATAAAACTATATATCTATTCGGGAACGGAAGGAGTATATACATCTTCGGATTTAAAATATACAATATCAAAGGACAGGATTAGCACTAAAACCAATATCACTATTGAGATAGCTAATCTTGTAAGGGATTATTTAGAGTTAAATTTTAATGACGATTATATTAGTTCTTCTGTTTGGGTTACGGTATCTCAAACCCTATACGATGCAGACACAGGATTGGAATATACGACAGGAAGCCCATTAGTAACTAATTACCTTGCACTTGATGGTTATGGTTACTATGAAGATTCTATTAACCCACAACTAAGCACATCGTCTTTATATACGTCTAACAATATGTATTTACCCGAAGGTGTTGCTGGTAAGTTTCCAATATTTGCAGAAGGTGTAGGTAAAGTTATCATAGATTCAGCTACAACCGAAATAACGGATTCAGGAAATTCAAACCAAAAGATTCAATATTTAACTATTCCTGCTAACAGTAATTCCATCGAGGTTTATGATACAGACGATAGTACACTTTTAAAAACAGTAACGGTCAACAATGTTTGCGAGCCTAAATATACACCCTACAAAATTACATTTGTAAATAAATTAGGTGCTTATCAGGATTTGTATTTCTTCAAAAAGACTACCGAGCGTTTCAATGTTACAGATGAGGTTTACAAGAGAAACAACATAAGCAATTCAAGTGTAACTTATAACACCTATGGAGGGCAACAACAAAGGTACAACGTAAACGGAACGTCTAGCCTTACACTAAACACAGGATATGTAAACGAAGATTTCAATAGTGCAATTGAAGAACTGTTTTTATCTGAAAACGCTTGGATTAGATTTGAAGGTAAGACACTACCGATTATAGCAAAAAGTAAATCCTATACAGATAAAACCGTATTAAACGATAGACTAATAAACCATACAGTAGACTTTGATTTTGCCTTTAATAAGATAAACAATGTGCGTTAATGATACAATTACAACTATATATAGAAGGGGAGCAGGTAGAGTTACACGATAACGAAACCGTTACACTTACACAAAGCCTACAAGATGTATTAGACCTACAAAAGATATTTACAGATTTTAGTAGAACCTTTAACGTTCCTGCTTCGAAAGTAAATAACAAAATATTTAAGCATTTTTACAATCCATCTATACAGGGTTTTGATGCAAGGTCTAAAAAGGAAAGTGAACTATACCTAAATTACAAGCCTTTTAAAAGTGGTAAGATAAAATTGGAAAATGTTCAAATGAAGAACAACAGCCCAATCAATTACCGTATTACTTTCTTTGGAAAAACAATAGAGTTAAAAGATATACTAGGCAAAGATAAATTATCCGATTTAACCAACATAACAACCGTATTACTTTACGAACCCAATACCATTAAAGAAAGGATGGTTAGCGGTTATCAAGTTAGTGTAGATGGTACAACGGTAGAAGATGCAATAATATATCCAATAGTTACGCACACAAACAGATTAGTATATGATTCAACTGATGACACCGCAGGAACTTATAACATATCTGCAAACGGAACTAACAACCACGGTTTACCAGTTAATGAATTAAAGCCTGCGGTAAGAATACATTTACTAATAAAGGCAATAGAAGATAGATACGGTTTTAAATTTAGTGCTGATTTTTTCAATGCTAATAATCCTGCTTACTACAATTTATATTTATGGTTAAGCAAACAAAAGGGAAAACTAGAACAGGAGGATGGTAATAGACCTGCTTTGATGTACATAACAACCACTTCACAAGGTGGCGATACAGAACTACAAAGAGGATTTCAGGAAGAGGCGTACTACAACAAAGGAAGATATTTCGGGGATAGAATTATTACTATAAGTGTACAAGCACCTGCGGGAACTGAATACACTTTAAAGCTAACATCTAACGGAGCTTTTGAAGACCCTTTTTACGAATCAACACAAACTGCAACTGGTGGGAATGACATTATAATTTCACAAGCGGATAGATTGGTATTAGTACCACCAACAGCAAACCAAGGAACTCTCAGGGGAAACCCCCATAGGATAAGTATTATTTCTAATACTGCTGCAACCTTTACAATGACTCAAACTGTTATTGAATTTTCTGGTGCACTATCACAAACAATTAAGCAAGCAACAAGGGTAGGAACGTACATACAGAATGTAGGATATAGAACTACGTTAGTTAATGAGTTACCTGATATGGAGGTAATGACATTCCTTACAGGGTTGTTTAAGGCTTTTAATTTGACTGCTTTCTACGAAGATGACACTATTAAGATACTTCCACTAGATAGCTTCTATTCTAGTTCTTCTGAAACGTTTGATATTACCGAATACATAGATACAACAACATCGGAAGTTAGTTCTGTATTGCCTTATAATCGTATTGCGTTTGAATATGAGGGTAATGAAACCTTCTTTTCTGCTTTTCATAAGCAAATATTCGGCTCTAAATGGGGTTCTGTATCTGAAATTGTAGAAGATGTACCAGAAGGAGAAGACTATATAATAAAGTTACCGTTTGAACATCAAAAATTTGAGAGGTTATTAGATTCTGGCGGTTCAGATACGCCTTCCGTTCAATGGGGTTGGTCGGTAGATGATGGTCAAGAATCATATTTAGGTAAACCGTTCTTATTTTACTCGCATAAGATAACAAACGGCACGCCTATAAACGTTTTAGATAGTCCTAACGGCGCTAAAGATGCGCTAACAACGTATTTTATACCTAGTAATTTAGCAGACCCTACAACAGCTACAAGTCAATCAATACATTTTGGTCAGGAAAAGAACGAGTACACAGGAACGAACGCTAATAACTCTTTATTTAATACATACTACAAAAAGTATATAACGGAATCTGTAAACTCTTCAAGAAGACTATTCAAGTTTACCGCATTTTTACCCTTAAAGGTTATCCTAAATATTAAGCTACAGGATAAAGTTATAATTTTTAATGATTTGTACAAGATAAATAAGATTGTTACAAACTTTGAGAACGGTAAAACGCAACTAGAATTACTAAACGAAGTAATAAACTTTGAAGTAGAGTTTGATGAAGTTGTAGGTAACCTAATAAAAACAGCAGATAGCACACTAACAACCGCAGACACGATACGAACAACTGCCGATGCAGGAGAAACCACGATATGATAGAAAACATTTTACAAATGCTAGAGATAGCAAAAAGGGAAAAGCAAATAGGGGAATTAACTCACATTGCATTAGGTAAAAACAAACTACCCGAAACATTCAAAGAAGGATATAAAATTTTAAAACTCGAACTATGCCAATTATAAAAGAAATTATTTTAGAGATTGTTTCCGGTGCAGCTGAAAAGGACTTAAAGAGTTTAGATAAGGGTGTGCAAAAGGTGGATAAAAGTGTTGAGGATTTAAACGATACGACAAACGATACTGATAAAAGTATGGGGGCTTTTTCTACTACGGTAGACAAAATGACAAATGGTGGTGTTACTGGCTTTAAAAATATGGTTCAAGCCGTTAAAAAAGGAAATATAAGTTTAAAGGCTATGAAGGTTGCATTGATTGCAACTGGGATAGGTGCGTTTGTTGTAGCCGTTGGTGCGTTAGCCGCTAACTTTGGTAATAGTGAAGAGGGTGCTAACAAACTTAATAAGATGCTCGCTCAAATAGGAGTAGTTGCTGGTAATGTAACCGATATACTTTATAGTTTAAGTCAAAGCGTATTTTCTCTTTTAAGTGGAAATCTTGATGATGCGGCAAAATCATTTGAAGAGGCTACCAATAGAATGAAAAACTTTGGAGAAGAAACTAAAAAAGAAATAGCATTACAGGGAGAGTTAGCAGACAAACAAGCGGAGCTGACTAAGATTGAAAGACAACTTACAGTAGAAAGAGCCGAAGCAAACAGAAAAAGAGCAGACCTTTTAGAGAAAGCAGCGGATAGAGAACAATACACCGCAACCCAAAGGATAGAGTTTTTAAAAGAAGCAGGAAGGTTAGAAGAAGAGATTACCGATAAGGAAATTGCAGCTGCTAAACTTAGACTTGAAATAAAAGAACAATCAAATACGTTAAGCGAAAGTTCGGCAGAGGATTTAGCAGAAGAAGCAACTTTAAAAGCAGAGTTAATTAACCTAGATACTCAAAGGCTAACAAAACAAAAGGAAGTAACAAGTCAAATCATAGGTGCTATTAATGAAGAAAAAGCTGCGCATAAGGCTTTAGTAGACCAAAGACAGGCAGAAATTGATGGTTTTCAAACTCAAAGAGATACATTAGATAAAATACTGATTAAAAGTGTAGGCAAACAAGAGGAAGCTACAATAAAAACGGGGGATGTAACTTCGGATTTAAAGAAAAGAGCAGCAAAAGATGAGATAAAAACAGACAAACTTACATCTGACCAGAAATTATCAGTTGCTTCAGATACATTAGGCAACCTTGCAGGGCTTTTAGGGGAGAGTAGTTCAGCTGGTAAGGCGGCAGCAATAGCACAAACAACAATTGAGACGTATAAAGGCGCTCAATCTGCGTTTAGTTCGTTAGCTGGTATTCCCGTTGTAGGACCTGTTTTAGGGGGTATAGCGGCAGCAGCAGCGATTGCTTCAGGTATTGCAACTGTTAAACAAATAACGTCTGTTAAAACGCCTGGAGGGAAAGGCGGCGGTGGTTCTAGTATTTCTGCACCAAGAAGAGCAACAGTACCATCAGCTCCACCATCATTTAACGTAGTAGGAGCGAGCGAAACAAACCAGCTGGCACAATCTATAGGACAAGATGAGAAACAGCCTATAAAAGCCTTTGTAGTGTCTAATGATGTAAGTGATGCACAGTCTTTAGATAGAAATATTATAGAAAGTGCTTCAATAGGTTAACAAAAACACTAAAAAATTATTGTATTAATATGGACATAATAGAATTATTTATAGACGAAGAGGATGAGGTTTCTGGAATAGAAGCTGTATCAATAGTAGAATCACCTGCAATTGAAAGCGACTTCATAGCATTGAAAAACCAAGAGTTTAAGTTTGCAGAAGTGAACAAAGAGAAGCGTATTCTAATGGGTGCAGCTTTGATTCCTAATAAGCCTATATATCGTAAGAACGATGAGAATGAATATTACATCTATTTTTCAAAAGCAACTGTAAGAAAGGCTTCTGAACTATTCTTTATACGTGGCAATCAAAACAACTCAACACTAGAACACAACGTACCACTAACAGGATTGACTGCGGTTGAAAGTTGGATTGTAGAAGATGAGAAAGACAAGACAAGATTCTACGGTTTAGATGTACCGATTGGAACTTGGATGCTTTCAATGAAAGTGCAAAACGATGACGTATGGAACGACTATGTTAAAAGCGGAAAAGTAAAAGGCTTTAGTATTGAAGGCTACTTTGCGGATAAATTAGAAAGACCTAACGAACCTGTAAAACAATCATCTGAATTAGAAGCGGAACAATTACTTTCAAAATTAAAAGACCTTTTTAAAGATGAGTAGAATACCTAGCCCACAAAACGATAAACGTGGTTGTTTATGTAAGAATAATAAATATTCTCGTAAGTGTTGCGATGGAAGTCTACGCTCACAAGGTATTGGAAATATAACTAAAAGCAGTTATTTAATTCTTTTGGAAAGTGGCGGTAGAATGTTACAAGAAAATAATAGTAAAATAATTTTATAATGTCAGATAAAAAGATATCACAATTAACAGCACTTACAGCAAGTGCAATGGATGGAACGGAATTGATTCCAATGGTACATTCAGGCGAAACTAGACAGGCTACGATAATAGAAACGCAGCACTACATCGTAAACCACTTAACACCTACTGCATTAACTGTAAGTTTAGGTCAAACGGTAGATTTAGATGCTTCTACTTATGACGAAGCTGAGTTAGTTTTATTGTCTTGGAGTGGCGGTAACGGTATTATGACTTTAACGCTTCCAGATGCAACCGCTGCCAAAAATATAAATAGAGTAAAAAGATTCATTTCAGACTCTACATTCCACAACTCAACAAAGGCAAGAATTACTCCTTTCGGTTCTCAAAATCTAGATGGTGCAAATGCTTACTACGAAATAAACAAGGCTTACGAGGGGATTCAGGTTTGGTCTAATGGTGTTGAATGGTTTATTATCCAAAAGAAAGCATAAAAATATAACAACCGAATATTAATTTTATTGTATAAATATGAAAGCAACAGATATGTTAAACAAAATCAAAGAAACACTTGGGGTAGAATTATCCGAAGAAGTTAAATTGGCACAAGCTACATTAGAGAACGGAACTATCATAGAAGCAGAAGAGTTTTCTGAAGGTAAAGAAGTTTTTATTGTAACTGAAGACGAGAAAGTAGCCCTCCCAATCGGAAGCTATATTTTAGAGGATTCTCAAGAACTGATTATCGAAGAAGAAGGAATCATTAAATCTATTGGAGAAGCCGTTGAGGAAGCACCAGAAGAAGCACCTGCTGAAGAAGAAGTAGAAGCAGCTGAAGAGGAAATGTCCTACGCTACTAAAGAAGACCTTGCAGAGGTTAAGTCAATGATTGACGAGATTAAAGCAATGATTGAAAAGAAAGACGAATTATCAGTTGATGAGACTGTTGAAAATATTGTTGAAGAGGTTAAGGAAGAACTTTCAAGCGTTGAAAAAGTAAACCATAACCCTGAAGCAAATGCGGATAAAGCATTAAACCTTTATTCTCAAAAAGGAGGAACTACCACGATGGATAGAGTTCTCCAAAGAATTAATAAATTTAAAAACTAAAACAAAATGGCTACAACTACTAGCATTACAACTACCTACGCTGGGGAATTTGCAGGACAGTACATCTCTGCTGCACTTTTAAGCGGTTCAACTTTGGATAACGGATTGATTTCTGTTAAACCAAACATCAAATTTAAAGAAGTAATTAAGAAAGTATCTACTGACGGTCTTGTAAAAGATGCAGGATGTGATTTCGACCCTACTTCTACTTTGACTCTAACTGAAAGAATTTTAGAGCCAACTTCACAACAAGTAAACTTACAGTTATGTAAGAAAGATTTCCAATCAGATTGGGATGCTGTAAGTATGGGAATCAGTTCATTCGATAGCTTACCTCCTTCATTTGCTGATTTCTTAATCGGACACGTTGCTGCTAAAGTTGCACAAAGAACAGAACAATCTATCTGGAATGGAGCAGCTGCAACAAACGGAGACTTTGCAGGATTTAAAGAATTAATGTTAGCCGATGCGGATGTAACTGACGTAGGTGCAGGAGCGGCTGTGACGGCAGCAAATGTTATTGAGAAATTAGGTTTAGTTGTTGATTCTATCAACTCTACAATCTATACTTCTGAAGACCTTTATATCTATGTTTCTCAAAACGTAGCACGTGCTTACGTAAGAGCATTAGGAGGATTCCAAGCAACAATCGGCGCAGCTGGTCTTGACAACAAAGGAACACAATGGTACAACGGCGGAGGTCTTACTTTCGATGGTGTGAAAATTGCGGTTGCAAATGGATTGGCTGACAATACGATGGTAGCAGCTGAAAAAAGCAATCTCTATTTCGGCACAGGATTGCTTTCAGATAATCAGGAAGTAAAAGTTATTGATATGGCTGACATTGATGGAAGTCAAAATGTACGTGTAGTAATGAGATTTACTGCAGGAGTACAGTACGGAATTGGAAGCGACATCGTTCTCTATTCTTAATAACTAGATTTAATTAATCAAAGAGGGTAGGTGGGATAACTGCCTACCCTTTTTTAATACAAAAAAATATGGCTTGTGATTTAACAAAAGGTAGATTAGAACCTTGCAAAAATGCGTAGTAGGTGGTTTGAAAGCCGTTTACTTTACTGACTTCGGGGATTTAGGTACAGTAACAAAAGCAGATGACGAAATTACTGATTTAAGCGGTACGTTCGTAGCATACAAATATGATTTAAAAGGTGGCTCTAGCTTTGAACAAGCTATCACATCTTCACGTGAAAACGGAACAACTTACTTTGAGCAAACTTTAAACTTAACGTTAAAGAAATTATCAAAAGAAGACAACAAGGAAATTAAACTTCTTGCTTATGGACGTCCACACGTAGCGGTAGAAGACTATAACGGAAATGTTTTCGTGATGGGTCTTGCACACGGTGCAGAGGTAACAGGTGGTACTATCGTAACTGGTGCTGCAATGGCTGACCTTTCTGGATATACATTAACCCTTGTAGGTCAAGAAGTAGAAGCTGCGAACTTTGTAGCAAGTCCTACGGCTGCTGACCCCTACGCTGGAATGAGTTCTGCAACGGTAACTATTACGGTTGGTACAAATTTATAGTAATAATTTACTAGATATTAAAGGGGGCTTAATTGTCCCTTTTTTT